AAAAAAACAAAAATTTAGGAGAATTTAGAATATGGCAACTATTTACAAAATCGACAACACTTACTATGCAGATTGGTATGACAACAATGGTAAGAAACACCAACTTACAAGCAGTGATCCAGTTTGGTTGGAAACATCAGTAATCAACAGTTGGGGAGTTTGTAATATACAGTTTAAGGATTCATATTACAACTAACTATCTTAAAAAAAGTTGAAAAAAAGAATTTTTGTGATATAATTAAATTAAAAGAAAGAAAAACAGGAGAATTGAATATGACTAAGAATGAAGTAGAAATGATGATTGGCAATTTCCGTGAGATTAACGAAGAGTGCTTGCTTGAAAGATTGCTTGAAAAGTATGATGAAGATGCTTCTTACAAAGATGCTTACTTGGTAGTGCAGAATGAATTGGAAGGTAATGTAGGTGGAGATGTAAGATTGATTCTTGATTACGGAACTTCATTTACTGTATTTGATGTAGATGGAAATGGTCAAACATACGATGAAGACGATGTAGCAGAAAGAATTACAGAAATTGAATCACAAGAGATTAAGGACTTTTTGAATGAATGTAATGTAAGTTGTCATCCAGAAGATTACAGAAAGATGGCAGTTCTTGCTGAGGAAATCTACAATACAATTGTAGAATATTCTTTGGACAAAGATAAGTTTTTGAAATACTTCATTACAGATGATGGTGATATTAATTACGATGTAGTAGAGTTCTTTGAGCGTTGTCTTGACAGAGATGAAATTACAAGATTCATACAAGGCAATTACTAAGATGTTGGGGTCTTAATTGACCCCTCTAAATCAAAATTGCTAAGTTAAATAGAGTAAAGGAGAATAGAATATGACAAAACAGACTAAAAAACTCATCGCAATCTTCGTTATAATGGTGATCTCTATGTTCGCCATTGTTAAGGCAAATGCAGAAATTGCAAAAGTACAGGAACTTAATGGAGGGTGTGCTTTATATTATTCTACACAATTATGGGCTTGCGTAGAAGTATCTGATTCTAAAGATGAAATAATCCGTGCTTGTAATGAATTTGGGGCAACAAACACCCCCTATTATAAGAAACATTATGAGGGGTTGCCGAGATTTGAAGAGACAAAAATATTTAAAGCTGAAGAACTTAACGAAGATATTCTGAAATTGTTAGACATCTCACAAGCATTCTATTTTACAGATTCTTGTTGGGCAGGAAAAAAAGGTGGGTGGCATAGAACTGTAGCCTACTGGAAAGAAGAAGGAAAAATCTACGGCCATTCAATATTAATTAAAACTATGACTTATGATTAACTAAATGGAGTAGTAAATGGAAACAGCAGTTTTAATTAATATCGCTTGCATTTTTGTGTTTTTATTTGTTGCGTTGTTTTCTTGAAAAAGGAGAGAGAGTATGTTAATACTGTTAGTAATAGCAATTGTAGCAGCATTAATAGTAGTAGTTTGTAATTAGCGTGTTAGTTTTACTTATATAGTCTGAGAAGCATTTAAGGAGGTTGCTTGTAAGAGTGGTTCAAACCACTCCCCAGACATAGACTTTGATTAGTCATTCTAATTTTATGTTCTAATACTCCTAAGTAAAAAGGGACTATCTTAATTGATAGTCCCTTTTTTTGTTTAGTGTTGTTTTCTAATTGTGTATATATTTTCTATTACATATCTAGCAAAATCTTTTATTATCTTTTCAAATTCATCACTTTTGTAATATGGGTCAATCATATAGGTCTTTTGAATAGCAGCCCAAACCTCAGTTTGAATAGTCAAAATATAAGTAGAATCAGTAGTAATATGATTAAGCATTATTGCGTTTTCAAACACATCTTTTACATATCCAGCCACACATTTAGACTTCCATTCATTCCAAGAATCTTTATGAACAACCTTGGCAAACATTTCTTCTATTGCCGCATTAACAAACTTTAATTGCATTCTAACAGTATTACGTTCTTTATCTGCTATACCAACAGATAATCTATTACCATTGAACGAAATCAAACCAGTAGAACTTAAAACTGCCAGTAATACAATCACAACAATAAATCCTATAATTGATATAACAGCATTACTAGACGTAAGAATAGTAGCCAACCAATCCATTTCTAATTCCCTCCTATTTCTTCTACTCCAACACAATCAGAGTAGTGTTTTGCAATTGCATATTGAACAGCATCACAAATATCCCCGTGGTAAGTTTCATCATCTATTTCATAGATTACACAACCTTTTTCTTGATTCCATTTCCAAACAAGTGAATTACACTCTTGGTCAAAATAAGAACCTTTCTGTATTTTTAGATTGCCTGAATCCAACGAATCCCTAACTAATCTTAATTGGTATTTTTGATTCTGTTTATAAGCACATTCTATATTATATACTCCTGCGTTATAAATATCCCTTGAAATATTCTGCTCGTTGTTATCACAAATAACCCGAATATTTTCTGAATTTATTCCATAAGTTTTAGATATAAAATCAACCTTAGCCTTCACCTCATTGATAATATCTGTAGCTGAAAGACCAGATTGCTTAAACTCGTGTGCAAGAAACATTCTATTATCTTCTGTAATAAGAATTGGTGCTAATGCAGTAGAATCCACATAACCAAAGTCCAATCCTATATAACATTCCTTAAATTTAAGATCTTTTAAATCATCGTAATATTCTCTGAAAGGATATAGAAGAATATTCGTATCATAAGCAATCTCACCCAAATATTCTCTTCTGAAAGTAATATTGTCTTTTGTCCAACCATTTTCTTTTAAGACTTGTGCAAGTGCTTCTTCGTGATTAGGAATAGTAGTATTATCTTCCATAGTAGCGTGGAATACTTCCCATTCTCCTTTTTGACCTGTACAAACATCTTCCCAGAAAGTGCCTGCTGACAAAGGGCCTGTTCCAGATAGAATTAAATCACCATTACGTCCTTTTAGAATTGGTGCAAATATAGAATTTACCAGATACAAAACACCGACTTGAGACTGCATTTCATCTATAATTACCATAGAATAATCTCGTCCTCTGTATTTCTCTCTTTCAGCTTTATTACTATTTCCACCTAATTCAATAATAGCACCATTTGCAAGAGTTATATAATATTTAGAATTGTCTATATTCATAACTGGAATATGACATTTTTCTATTGTATCTTTTAACAACTGCCAAATGGTATTTGCTGCTTTTTCTATTGTTAGACCTAAATATAATGCTTGGCGGGTTTTCTTTACTCCATTGTATTCATCTACACCTTTCAAGCAGTGTTTTAGTAATTCTGAAACAATCTCATAAGATTTTCCAGCACGTCTTCCTGCTAATAATGCTTTACGTTTAGATAGAGAATTGAAAACATTTCTTTGCCATTGCATCAATCCATCATATAACATAAACTTAGAATAGTCTGCGTCGTTTTGTTTCTTTTTGTCGAAATAGCAACCTGTTTCTGTAGCAATTCTTCCTACTTCTCTAATTACTCTTAAAGCAGATTCTGTGTCTTTTGTTTGAAGAGCTTGAAAATCTTTATTGAGCAATTTAGATAGAAAAGAATTTCTTTCAGATTTTCCATCTCTTAGAATCTCTAAATAAGTTCCATACAGCTCTTCTTTTAAATCAAAACCAGGAGCAGCTTTTATGTTGTAATCTTTTCCAATATGTATTTTTCCATCATTGTGAATTTTCCTCATAAACCACTCCTTAGTTCCAATATCCAGCAGCATTAGTGTTAGAAACTGTATCTGTATAGCAAGTAATATTGAAGACTCCGACATTATCATCTGATTGCAATTTCAATTTGAAAGCATTTCCAATTGGGTCTTTTGGTTGTAATCTCCATCTTGCAAAACCATTGTTCCATTTATCTATTTTTATAGAAATCAGCTCTTCTTTTACTTCTGCTGTATCTGTAAGGGTTATCATAACACCAGTAATATTTACAGTTCCTTCTCCCTTAAACAAAACATCCACCATAGAATATTTTTGTAAGGTATCAGCAGAACCTAACCAACCTGTTTCTATATTCAAAGGCATTAAATCACCTTCTGTGTGATTGTGTAGAATATATTCTGTATCTGAAACTACCTGTACACCTTTTTCAGTAGTATATAATCTGTTTCCTGTTACCAAGAAATCAGCCATATCCTCTTGTCCTTTAATAATAAGCACTCCATCAAATAACAGATAGATAGCTTGATTTACAGGACAATAACAGGCATCCAAAACTTCTCCGAATTTAGACAATGGAGTAGCTTTTTGTAGAGTATTTGAAGCAGTGAATATATAGATTCCTTTGTCAAATGGGCTATAGAAATATGCTTCTGAAGGACTTGAACAAAGGAATTTCATACCAACTGCATAAGCAACTAAATCATTATCTGAATACTTATTATTTTCTGAACTGTTTTCATTACCTAAATAATAAACTCCCTGTCCATCGAAATAATAATTGCTACCCATTAAAGTGAAAATATATTCACCCATATATACTTGAGAAACTGAATTATAAACAGCCCAAGTTTTATTGTTTCTGCTATATATTCTTGAAGCATAATTTCCAGGTAAATCAACTGTAGAATAAGAATAATTTACACCAGACATATTAGAACTAATTGCAATTGGGTAAATTACATTGTCTGCATCAATCCACCAAGTAGTATCTGCTTTGCTCGTATCATAAACCTGCGTACCAATTTCATTCTCTATAGTTTTGTTGTTGTTATTTGGCAACTCTTGAGAATATCTATAAATAACATCTGAAGAATCTGAACTTGATGCATAATAAACATCATATTTATCCGTGAAATTGCCACACGCTTTCAACTTATTGAATATCAGGTTTTTGCGTGATTGCAACCATCCTTTATTAAACTCTTCCATTTTATCCACGGCTATATAACCATTGATAGTTTTAGCTGGAAATAAGAAACCAGGTTGTATTGTATCGTCTAATAAATCTGAATTAAGACCCTGAGCATAGAACAGCTGATTATTTTCTGAACTTGTATCTATAGAAGGAAGTGTATCAAACAACATCGCGTTACAATGCTCTTCTCCTATATAACCTGAGAATGCTTTTTGGAATGAAGGTAAGCCTTCGTGAGATTCTACTATTAGATTTGTATCTGTAAGTGAATTGAGGCGGAATAAATAATCTGAAATCTTGTCAATCTTTATATCACCATCCTGCTTTATCCATATAGACTGAACTTTAGCACCATTGTAAATTGAGACAAAATAATCACCATTAGATTTTCTCCAGGTTATTTTGTAGTCCAAATCTGTAGCATTGAGCAATAATGTTCCTTTGAAAGTAAGGGCTGTAGGTATTCCCTGATAGATTCCCAATCTCAATAAATCATTGTTTTCATAAGTTGTATCATAGGCTTCTTTAAGATTAGTTTCAATCCATACCCCCCAAGTAGTCTGAGCATCTATAAGAGGAATTGAATAATTGAAAATATCTACAACCGCGTTTTCTCCGTATCCACCTATTAGATTGTAAGGAATTTCTGTTCCTTTGCCTTCTCCAAGAATCTTTACTCTTCTGAAGATTTCATAATTTCTTCCTGCATAGACAAAAGTCGGTCGGTTTTTGAGATTGCCACTTGTACTTAGACAATACCATCTTGCATAGTCTATATCCTTTTTAGAACTATTCCAATCATCTTCTTCCAAGTATTGAAAAACACCTGTTTGAGGGCCATATTGTGACCATCTGCTTTTTGCATCGCTATACATACAATTCAAGCGATAGAAATTTGTAGCACCATCCAAATAATCGTAGTTTGAACCACCAAGATTTACAACCGAGTTGAGATATTCTGTATAATAATTACCACCAGGTAGTCTATAGAGGTTAGTGCCTGAAGGGTAATTCCAAATATCGTAATTTCTACTAGCCGTACCCTGTTTTGCTCCATAGTTTTTACCTGACCAAGTAACCAATTTTGTAGGTTCTTGCCAAAAGAAAACGTGATCTTTATTTGAATTCACCATTAGAGACGAGTGATAAGCCTTTACGAAATTCAATCCATATTCATAATATTTTCCTCTTGTATTAGAGTTGTTGAAGAACATTCTCAAGCAAGGGAATATAGAATCATAATCTGTAGTACTTGCACTATCCTTCATAGAATTGAATATATAAGAATAATCACCGAGAATTGTAATTCTTTCCAATCCCAAAGCTGAATTTGCATAATCTGCTGGACAATTTCTATAAGTGAGTAGAGAAGTATTCATAGGAACACCAAGTCTATTGCCCAATTTGGCATTTAAGTCTATAGCAAAAATCCACTCCCAGTTTGAAGTATAACCTATTTTAGAACCCATGTCTTCGCAGGTTACTAATTTATATTTATCATCATATTCATTTACAAGACTCGAACAGTTTTCATATCTATCTACACTTTCATTAGTGTAAGACCAAATACGAACTTCTATAGAATCTGTAGTAACTTCTGCACCTGTAATATCTATAAAACCTGTATCCGTGATTCTCTTGGCATTCTTTAGCATCCATTGATGAGTATTTGAATCTGAATAATAAACTTCAAAGTAGTTATTGCTTTTAGGAGTACCATCTGAATTTGCTTGATTATTAGTAATCATCGAGGATTTTACGAAGGCTGTGTTTCCTGATACATTACCCTCAAGATTTAATTTTGTTGCAATCTTCGTATCTTTTACTTGCCAACAATCTTCTCTATTAGGATTTACTTGATTAGCGTGAGTATGTAATTTCCACATCCAATCATCTTCGCCTTTACTTCCATCTTCATTTACTTTAGCATTTTGATCGCATATAACATCTATAAGTTTGCTTGTACTACCCTGATAAGTGGCATTAGGATTCATAGGACCTGTCCAAGCAGAAATTACACCGTTTGGAAGTATCTTGAACATAGAATCTTCATCCCAGTTGTTTGCACCTATATTTGAGAAATTACCTGCTGAAGCAAAGTGTACGAAACCTTTTAGGTTGTCATCATTTATAGAATTAGTAGTACCCCAAAAAGAACCTGCTTTATTTATGTGTCTTAAATAAGGTTCTCCTGTAACTATTCCATCAGGTGAAATTAAGCCCATTCCTCTTGCAACTGTATAGACTGTTCCAGCTGTGTTTGAAATAAAAGTAAATCTTCTTCGGATATCATCATCATCAAAGCCAATTGCATAGAAGTCATTTTCAGGCGAATAATAACCCGTAACTCTATTTCCAAGAGCAAAGTCTTTATTGTACAGAGAATTGAAAGTGTGTAAAAGTGAAACTGTTCGGTTGTTGATTAAGTACAAATAAAAGTATGTACCTGATTTGTTCATTACGAGCAATTGATCATTTAAGTTAGAAACAGGTGCAATCCAAGCTTTATCTGCTACACCTGTAGAAAGTGTATAAGTTTCACTTGAGCTTCTAACTCTTACTTTTGCGTTATGTTCATCTATATAAACTGAAGCAACTTTAATCTCTTCTCCATCCCACTTCATTATTACTTCATCATCTGTTTTATCGAGGGATTTAGATGCTTCTATAGTATATGAATTGTCTATTCTTTTTACTGTGTCACCGAAAGAAACAACATTGCCAGAAATTTCTATTTGTTTTCCTGTCGTAGAAAGGATACCATTTCCAGTGAGCTTCTTCATATTAGAAGCAATTCCATTAAACAGCAAACTGTTCTTATGTGTGAATTTTGGCTCACTGGAAATTAGATTATCTCCTTCGGTTGCTAT